ATGTGCGGACGCATCAGACAGGCCCGTGAGCCTGTTGAGTACGAAGAGGCGATGAATTGGAGCGCCCGAGATCTTGGGCGGCTGGCTGGCGGCCTGCGCTACAACGTGCCGCCCGGTACGCGACCTCTCGTCATGCATCAACTGGGCGAGGGCCAGGACCAGGTTGCCCGCCTGTTCTGGGGCTACAAACCGGAATGGTACAAGCGGGCGCCGGTCATCAATGCTCGCCTGGACACCATCCTGAAAAAGTCACCGATGTGGCGGGCCCTGCTCGGGCGGAGAGTGGTGGTGCCGGCAGATGGATGGTTTGAGTGGACCGGCGAGGTCGGTGACAAGCAGCCTTGGTTCATTCACCCCAAAGACGACAACCCGATCTACATGGCCGCGATCACGGCCTGGCAACCAGGGAAATACGATGATGTGCAGCATGGCTTCGCCATCGTCACAGACGACAGCGCGGGCGGCATGATCGACATTCACGACCGAAGGCCTGTTGTTTTTACGCCCGATGCGGCACGGGAATGGGCATCGCCGAGCACCAGCGTAGAGGCAGCGCTGGTGCTACCGCTCTTGGGCGTCTGCGTATGCAGCTTCACACGCCAGTCCAGCTATTCTGCGTCGATCAGCCTCTGCCGCATAGACGCCCGCCAAATCGTCTGTCTGGCTAAGCAGCTCGGCAAACATTCGGATGGCGGTGTCGGCTGCTTGGCGCTCTGCGGCAGCGCTGGCAAGCGCGGTGCTCCGACGATAGCGGGCGGCGTATTCTTGGGCCGACTGGCGCACGCGCTCATCAGCAGCGCGGCGCTCAGCAATAGCCACTTGCTCCAACTGCTCCTGCGTTTCACGATCTCGGACCTCCATTTGTTGGGTTAATTCATGCTCTATCTGCTGCGCCCTGCTCTCCGCATAGGCGACGGCGATCATGTATTCGGCCTGGGCTTTGTCATAGCCCTTCTTGTGCTGGGCAGCGCCATACATCTGCAGACCAAGAAAAAGGGCTGCCAAAATAGCAGCCCCAGTTATCGCAGACTTGATAGACATATCTGCCTCTCCGCTTCTCGGCGCCGCTCCAGCCCGCGCAGCTTCTTGCCGCCGGTATAGACCCAGCGCGGCAGCTCATTGCAGGCCGCTTTCAAGTCGCCGGTACGCAACCGGCGCAGCAGCGTAGAGCCGCCATAGGCACCAGGCCCAACGTTATAGACAAAGCTGGCGAGTGCCACGCGTACGCCGTCGGGCAGTTGGCCAGGCGTCGAACCATCCACGACCGCCAGCGCCTTGCGTACTTCCTGCTCGGTCAGCGCATCGCACTGAGAAGGCGTGGCCACATCACCCAGACGCACGCCGTGCGTGTACCCCTCGCAGATGGTCGGTATTCCCACGGGGTCCGCGTAGGCAACGAGCGAACGCCCCTCCCAAGCTGCTACCAGCCCCACGGCAGCGGCGAGCACTCCCGCGCCGACTTTAGTTTTCAGATCCACTTTTCCACTCCTTGAATCGCAGCCAATGGCGCTGCAGACAGCCGGCAATGCGCGCAACGGCGCGTGTGAACTCCGGCAGCTTGGTCACAATCAGAATGACCACATAGGCGGCCCACAGCAGGAGCACGAACTCCTGCAGCGTCCAGCCGTAAATCACCAAAGCCGAGCCTGTCGTAATGGGCAGATGCGCCCCATCGTTGTGCAGCATCGGTTTCTTCCCCTTCGTATGTACGGTCGGCATGGCTGTCTCCCGTGAAGCGCCGCGACTGCGGCAGACGTAAAAAAACCGGCCAAAGCCGGTTAACACTTCTTTAAAAAATCTAGCTAATAAAAAACTCAACCTGATACGCAGCTTGTGTGCGGTCCTCTAACAAGGGGTTGGCAAATAACAAGGTAATTTCACCGTCTCTGACGCTTGCTGTGCAACTCAAAATAGGGTTCTGCTCAATAGTCCGAAATGACACCTTAGCCCCATACCGAGCAACTGGCGTGAGAAACGTTCGCGATATAGCCCCACCTGCGGGTATGTCAAAGGAGCTATCCTGAAGCACCAGGCGGTACCCGCCCGAAACATCTCCGTTGTAATCAGCGAAAACAGGGGATGCGGAGATGAGAATCCGATCAACACTGACATGCTCGCCCTGCTCGCCCGTGTATACTCCCAGACGAAATTCACTATAGCCGTGAGTGAACGACCTAGGCACATACAGCATCACCCAGCGCCAGCCCCCGTGGCTTTGCTCGCTCACATATCTATTGGAGGTAATTTGATGCGAACCGGATCCTCTGCTGAGGAATAGTGTGCCTGGCTTAGTGCTCGCACCCACAGAGCGAACCCTTGCGGCAGCCCAGAATCCCTCTAAATGACGGTGGTTACGTACAATATCGTCAGCGAGAACTGAGGCCGTGCCCGTATCAATCCCATGACCTATAAATCTTGCGCTCGAATCGTCGCTCTCATAAAAACTAGTATCACGAACTACATCCCCGGATGAATTCCAGAATAACGGATCAACATTTGACCCTCCTGGCCAATGCTGAAAAACCCCGTTCGGTACAGTTACAGGTGCAAGTTCACTAGCGTACTGATTACCGCTTAAATCAGCGATCATTATCGACTGAAATACCAAATCTGCCCAGGCATCTTGTCCAGATTTATTAGGATGTATTTTATCCAAATACCATTTCTCAGGCCCTCCTGTGCTCTGCACAAGTTTGAGAAACAGTCCGTATACATCAATTGTCTGACACCCGTATTGCGCCGCAACCCAACGTTGTGCTCGGACTCGATTGCGGGATCGCAACAGCATTTCGTTATTGTTGTAATCTGGTGGCTGCAAAATAACAAGAACCTCTGCATTTGGCTGATCATGACGCAAATCCATAAGATATTCTGCTAAACAATAGACTTGCCCTTCATAACTCGTTGGGGCATTTAAGCCAAAATTACTCAATATCAGGTCAAATTTCTGACCATCATAAGCAACATCTGCTCTGCCGGCGCGCCAGTAGCTTGGAACGGCACCAGGATGGCTTCCGTTGTACAGATAAATAGTAAAGCCATTGGTTCCAGCTTGTACAACAACAGCCTCGCCCCACGTTCCACTGGAATGCTCCCAAGGAACGTAAGAAACCCCCCAGCGAGGATAATACACACACAACTTATCTGCCAGCTGACGAAAAAACTCCCAATCCTGGTTCCCAGTAGAATCCCCCTGCAAAAGAATATAAACGTCTTGGATTTCAGTCTCAATAACAGAAGACAGCGTACTAGTAACGGCGAGACCAGTTACCAAAGAGCCATTATTTAGAATCTGCTTTCTTTTAACGCTGGAACTATTCGCATCAGAATGCACAGCAAAAACAGGCAAAGTGGCTAATCCAGCCATTAAAAATTTTCGTCTAGATGTCATGTAAATAAAGCCCATAAATATCGAGGACAATTCTAATCCGATCCCCTCCTGCGCGGACAAAATTTATTTATTGCTTGGCTTGGGCCTGGCCGGAGCCTTCACTGCCTTCGCCGTCTTAGCCACATAAATCTGGTCCCGTAGCCGCTTACCCGGCCATCCCCTCATCGCCAGCGCCCACGCTCTCATCGGGCGGTTGAGGCCAATCAACTTGAACTGGAAACACCTCCTGTTGAGGCACATCACGCAGTTGCTGGCGGTAGGCCACCCACTGCGCGGGAACGGGAGTCGACGTCTCAATCGCACGCAGCGCTACCCAGTCCGAGGCTCTGAGCAGTGCCTCGCGCTGCGCGCGAGCAGAATCAGCGAGTTCATCCTCGGTCGGCTCGGGTGGATACACCAGCTTGGGCTTGCCGCCGGCGCCCGACACGATCCGCTGCCCGCCGGCTTGCCCAGCAATTAATGCGACATGCTCCGCTTTCGTGATTTCCACAGCATCCTCTGGAATGTTTTCGCCATGAATGCCAGGATCATAGAAGCCGCAAGTAGACGCAGAGAAATAGATATTCATTTTTTCGTTTTCCATGATGAACTCGACAATTAAAAGCCCCAGGCCAGATATCGACAGTTTGTAAACCCTGGTCCGAGCCGAACACTTACACCCGTCTTAGATAGGGTCCCGAATAGCGTTCCACCAATTGTTGGTGGTGCGCTGGTGCCTGGGTCGTTCCCCGCGACATATAGAGATGACGCATGAAAAGCCGCATTTGGAAATGCGATAGGAAATACAATCGGGACAACGCCACCTGATGCGCCTGCAATAGATCCCCATTGAAGAATCAGCCCGCCAGGAAAAACCTGATAGCCGTTCGCAGACAAGGACTGGTTCCCACCCTTGAACGCGCCCGCTTGCACAAAAATAGCCTTCATTGCCTGAAGCACTTGCCCATTATCGGCCTCACTCGGAGCAAGGCCAGCCGCATTAATTACCCCCAACAGCTCATCCATCAAACTGTTCGCCCACGCCGAGGCAATCCATGATCCCGGCGCGCCGGTCGTCGGATTCGCATCAGCGAACTTGCCTCCGACCAAGCCAATACCCGGCAGACTTTTTGGATAATCCATCTGTACTCTCCACTAAAATTTATTACCAAATCGGCCATTGCCGAATGTCGTTGAATAAGCGCGCTCGCCCTGCAACCGGACCCACACCGACCCGTTCCAATACTCCAACCCGCCCCAGGTCGTGTTAAACCCGAACCGTACCGCGCCAGAGCTCGGTCGCCCCTCGGATGTCCAGGCGGGGACGCCACCGCCCACCGCCAGCCCATTCAGCTTTTCCTTGTCCGCTGCAGACAGCAGCCCCGCAGCCGACGGCGTGGCCTCCACACCTCCAACCAGACGTAACAAACCCAGGCCAGGGGCCAGCGCGGCCGCAGAAAATATCAGCGTGTGGATAGGGGTTTCCAGCGTGTAGCCTGGCGAAAAATAGACCGTGCCGCCGAGCGTCTCGCTGTACTCCAGATCGGTCAGGCCGTAATGACCTGAGACCAAATAAATAAACACTTCGTTGGTGGCAGATTTGTAAACCTGCAGGTCCTGCAGGCCCAGGTTGCCCCCCACAAATCCCATGATCGGGATATTTCCTGCTCGCGAGTGGATCGACAGATCCACCGCGCCGCCACCCTGGGAGTGGATGTCGTGGCCACCGATCAGGCCTTTCACACGAAACGAACCGTTGTTATTGGTGATCCGGCCGATCAGGTAATAGCGGCGCTCGTTCGCATTGCCCTGGTTCACGTACAGCCCACGCCGGGGCATTTTCTGATTCACCGCGCCCCAGAGCTGCTTTATGTCTGCACCGACCGCAGCGCAGAAGGCCTTGATCTGGTTCACCAACATAATCAGGCCTTGGCGGTGGTGTACGAGGCGACAAAATCCGTAGCGGGATCACCCACGCCAATGTTGGCGCAGGCCTGCGCCTGCTGCGGCGCGGTCAGCACCTGCGCGGCATCAAACCGCACGCGGTTATTGATGGCTGTGGTCAGTGCGCTGGTGGCCGTCTGGTCTGAGGCGATGTAGTCGGCGATTTCTTTCAGTGTGTCGAACGCCGCAGGGGCGCCGCCGATCAAATCCGCGATCTTGGCCGAAATGAACGCCTCGATCTTGTTACTGGAATAGGTAGTGGCCGCACCCTTAGTTGTATCGTTGATGCGTGCCGCGCCGTTCGCAGACGACTCGACGCTCAGCAGCTTGGCGCGCACTTCATTGAGTGCGCCGACCAGATTGGTTTTTTCAGTCGTTGTCAGGGTGGACAGCGTGCCGATGCGGGCATTGATGCTGCCGATGTCGACGCCGATGGCCTGAGCCAGCGCCACCAGATTTACAGATAAAGTGGACATGCGTTTCCTTTGTCAGGTTTGGTTTTTCAGCCCTTGGCCAGGGCGTAATACATGAGGTAGTCAATGTCCTCGTCGGGCAGGCCTGGCGGGCCGATAGGCCCTTGCGCTTTGATCGTGATCACCGTCGGCCGGGCCGGCTCTCGGATCGTGATCACGGGGCGCTTTGCACTCTTCACCAGCACCACCTCGCGGACAACCTGTTTAAGCGTTGCCGTCATAGGTCACATCCGGGATCAATCGAAACAGCCCGCCGAGAATCGTTTGCACCCGCCCATCGGAGTAGGAAATCTGCAGGTCAAATGCACCGTCGGGCGCAGTCAACTCGCGCATGGCTGCGGCATCCACGTCGATCACGATGGAGCCGTCAGACAACGTGATGCGGCCGTTCTGCGTGGACATATCGAGCAGCACCGGCTCGCCCGGCAGCCGGCGCAACTGCATCCGTGCAGTGCAGCCAGCCATGCCCACAGGCACACCCTCGGAGTCTGTCCACAAAATTTCAAGATGGAACGTGTCGCCCTGCTTGATCTCCAGGGGAGTCGTCAATCGTCCTTCCAGCATGTCAGCTCCTAGGAATAATCAAAAAACACGACGGTGTGCGCCGGCGCGTAGCGTCGAATCACGCACTCAACAATGTCGGTCTCGTTGGCGCCGAATCGGTCGCCAAACTGGGCGTTACCGAAAATCGGCTCTTTGGCGCGCAGCGCGCCCAACTGGACCACCCACACGAACTGGCAATCCCAGCTGCCAAACTGGCTGCTGCCGAATCGAGCCAGGCCAAAACGCGGCGTGCGCCATTCAATCACCCGCGCCTCGGGGTAGCCCAGGCGCTGCGCCATCTCCTGAAAATAGAGAGGATCCTGCCGCCCGACGTCAGAGAAGCGCCGCAGCACCTCACGCAGCCGCCCGCTCGGAGAAGCCGTATTCCCCTGGCACTCGTCGGGCAACCCCATGACACGCTCCCAATCGGACAGCAGCTCGCGCAGCGTGCCGGGGAACATTTCAGACAGCAGATCAGCCGCCCGTGCATCGACCCGCGCCAGCTCGGCAGCAATGGCATCAGCCACAATCGCCGGCATCGGATACAGCTCAGGATCCCAGGCTGGCCCAGGGGGCAGTAGCTGCTGCAGCTGCATCCGATAGTCCTGCGCCGTTCTCACACCCATGTCAGCCCCCCGAATACCGGCAGCTCCTGCGGCTGGGGCACAACGTCGACGGCCGGAGACAGCAGTTTGTGATCCGTTTCGCCTGGGACGTTGCTGATGGTGGCCGCCACATGCGTGCGGTACAGACGCATTCCCAGATCGGCCTCCGCCATGTGCAATTCGCGCAGAGCCCCTTCGACTTTGCCCCGCAGCGCATCGCCATCGGGAAACAGTTGGATCTGGTAATTCACGGGCAACAGCGTGGGCGCCAACACATGAATTTCTGCCGTCACCGGCCGCTTACTTTGAATGTGGGCCAGCACTGCCGCCAGCTCGGCCGCATCTGGAACAATGTTGTCGTCATCATCACGAACAACGAACACACCGACCGTCCCAGGCCCGAGCCAGGCGCGACGCACCCATGCCCGCGTGATCCCAGGAACCTCCAGCGCCCACGTGACGTAATCGTCCACATCACCGCCATGAGGTTGAATGCGAAATGCTCGCACCACTCGCCGGCGCCATCGTTCCAGCGGCTCCAGATCTGTCCCTCCGACCAGGCCAGGCGCCGCGACTGTCGACCGATCAATGACGCCTGGCGCCGGGGATATGGCCACCAACTGCGCGCCGGCCACCAAATTGCCAGCTGCGCCTGGAACAACGGCCTCAACGGGTACACGCGTGACACCAGACAGCAATGTGTCCTGCGTCACGCGCACCTGCACACCAGCCCGCGTTTGCCAGAGCATGCCTGTTGGAACAAAACCGCCGTCAGCCCCAGTTGCCTCTATGGCACCCTGCGCCGACGTCGCAGGCGTACGCGGTACATCCTTGAGGCCTGCCCAGCGCGCCAGCATGTCCTCATCGCAGCTATCGGGCAGGATCTGTTTGGACTGCCAGGCCAGTAGGCCGTACAACCCAAATGCGCCGGCCGCCATCACGCGGGCCAGGACTGCGCTATCAGATCGGCGCAGCACCCCGTCCACCCCTGCCCGCGCCAAATCCTCGCCAGCACGCTGCACCAAGGCCGGCAGTGTTGGAATTTCAAATGGCATTGATCACCCCCAGCACATCGTCAAATTGCATTTGTCGTTGTCCCTCGTCCAGGGTCAACGTCACGTATAGATCAAGGCGCGTTGCACCCTGGCGTTCAAAGCGCGCCTCTACCCGCTGCGCGACGCCATCCTCTACCATCCAGGCCAGCGCCTCGTCGGCATACCGCTGGGCATCCTTCATGGTTTGTGCTGTGAGCGAGCGGCGCCGCAGCAACCACAGCCTGGAGCCGATTCGATCCTGGGGCTGGTCCGGGTAGGCGTCCCCCCAATAGCCATAGCGCTCATCGTCATCGACCGGATCCGACGGCTCGGCACGTCGCCAAGTGAACAGACTGATCACAACCGCCCGCTCCAACTGATCCGCCGAGGCCAATAAATTGCGAATGCTCATTCCATCCTCTGATTAGGTTCATCAGTCGGCCCGCCGTTGTCGTTTTCGGGATGGTTGTGTCCGTTGTACGTGCTCCGCATCGCGCTCATCGTGCCGACGCCGTCACGGATCTCGCCGGCCGCTTCAATATCCCCCGTGGCAATCACCCTGGGGGTATTGAGCGTGACGCTGGTCGAGCAATTAAAAACCGCCTCTGGGGCGGTGACTTCAATCTTGGTGCCGGCAGCGATACTGATCACCCTGCCCTGCCTGAAGCGGATCTCGTCCCCCTCATGGGTGAACAAGCAAACCTCACCGCGCTGCAGGCCCACGGGCCGGTATCGCCGGTCCGTCACGATGAACGCCACACAATGGGAGCGGTTGCCACCTACAAACCCCAACACGGCCTCCGCACCCGGCAGCGGATGCGAGGTGAATCCGTACGGCTCCACGTGCTCCACGGCATCCTTCACCTCGCCGGCTGTCAGACGCACCTGCAGCCCCTGCAGCTTGCGAGCTGCATCGACCAGAGACAGCGTCCCGCGCGCAATAAAGTTCAGAATTTTCATGATTTGTCCCAGTCAGCTGGCAACAGATACTCGAACGCATCGCCGCCCTTGTTGCCCTTCTTCTGCTTTTTCGAGGCCTTGGGCTCAGGCGAATATGCACCAGGCGGCGCTACCCGCAACGAGACGCGCTTGCCGCGCTCATTGAGCGTGTAAACCACCCTGCCGATCAGCATCTCTCTGTCGAAGCCGATCATGGGGTCGCGCACCGGCACGAACATATTGGGCAGCCAGAGCCGCCCATCGCTTTGACGCCAGCCCTGCAGCTCGTAGTCCGTCGCCAGAGCTCGGCCCATCCGGCTCTCGCGCTCCCAGGCGGCACGTTTGGCGGCAATGGCGGCGCTGACCTGGCCTTGGGGTTGCACAGTCAGATTTCGATAGCGGTCTACACGATCATCCCCCGCCACGCTCTGCACCTCGGCCGCCTCGACACCGAACGCCTCATCGGTGCCGGCCTGCTGACCAATGCACTCGTACGTTGAATACACGCCTGAAAAGTCCAGCGGCGCCGATGCCCCCAACACGTTCACGCCCAGCTCAATCGCATCGGTCGCTCGGCCCGCCGATCCCAGCGCCGCCAGCACTACGCGCCCGTGGGCATCGTCCGTAGAGAGCAGCGCCGATTGCTCCAGCAGCCGGTCAATTGAGGCAAAAACCGTCTCTCCCGGTTCGGTTTGATGGTCCGCAATCGTCAGCCCATCCCCAGCCTGGTCAACCACGCTCAGGCCGTATGGCGCAGCCAGAGCGGCAACAACCGCCGCCACGGTCTGGCCACGCCACTGCCCACGGGCCGCGCTGCAATCGACCAGGTCCGAGGTCAGGGAGCGGCCAGCAATGCCGACCGTGATCTGTCGTGCGTCGTACTCGATAGGGGTGGCATAGGCATAGCCTGTCAGCACCAGATCCGGACCGATCCGAACCTCGCAGCGTGAGCCGTGGCGAATCCGCGCAGGTGCCTCGCCGCTACCGGGCCAGCGCCAGGTCACTCCCAGCCTGAAATCCCGTGCCTGCTGCTCGATGCCGGCTGTAATCTCAACCGATTTCCAGCCCCCGTACTCCATGCCGTCCGCCACCAGGGTCACGCGGTCCATGTCCTCTGCGGCCATCTCACCCCCTCGGCAATAGCAATTCAGTGGCAGGCACAAACCCAGGATGACGTACGCCGTTACGGGCAACGATGTCCCCCACCCTGGCCGCGTCCCCATAACGGCGATACGCCAACACCAACGCCGGTATCGGCGTCGGATTGCTGTAGCGCGTCAGCACATCGCCTTGGCGCGCCACGGCAGTCAAATGACGGGTAGCGGCAACGCGGGCCTGGGCGATCACCTCGTAATGCGTCGTTGGCGACTGCTCGGCCAAGGACCAGAGCGACTCGGATACGCCATCGCGCACCTGCAGCACATCGTCTGCCACCGGCAGCTCAACCCGATCAACCCCGGTCAGCCCATCCACCACCTGTCCCAGCGTCCCCGAGCCCACCGCCACCCCGCCCTGCCTCATCCCATCCACAGCCACCTGCCCGGCACGGGTCACGCTGATGGTTTTAGACGGCAACGCAGCCGTACCCCGTACGGCATCGACCGCCACCGCATCCTGCACCAGCGAGCGCACCGCAGCCACAAACACCCGATTGGCCGCGCCGCTGGGCAGAAGCGTACCGCCCAGACGCTGCACCGCGTCGGCACGGTCAGCCAGTCCAAACAGCGAAATGACGCCCTGGGCGCGTGAGTAGAACCCGCCAAATAGCGAACGCGCACCACCGATGATGCCGAACACCGCATCGGCGAACGCCCCAGGCCCTGCCATGACCGAATCAAAAACACGCTGGGCGGATCCCAGCACGCCAGATACCGAGCCATACACGTCTTGGACAACATCGAGCACCTGACTGATGGGCGTCAATACCGCGTCCAGGCTGATTTGCGACAGGTCGATGCTCTCCAGCGCCTGCGTGAAACGCTCCAGTGCAGACGTCTGCACGGCATCGGCAGCGCTGTTCAGTGTGGATGCCGCATCGGCACCGGCCACCGGATAGGATGGCTCGGCTTCCCCTTCCACAAACACCAGTTCAAACTGCACCATTCCCTGCGTGCGCCGGTCGTGCGAGTAGTTGCAGTCAATGCACGTGGCGGTGATGCTGCCCGTCCAGGGCAGGATCAGCTCGCCAGAACCCGGCTGCTCAATCACCTCCAGCAGCGCGTCACGCAGGCTCAGGCAATCATCTCCCGCGACAAACGCCGTGATCCGGATTTCCTTGGTTCGTTTGCCCAGCGCCTCCACCAGCGGGGTATCGCGCTGGGGATACTCATGCACTTGCGTGCGCTGCCCAGCAGGCGCCGAGTCCCGCAACACCTCGAACGCCACCCCACGAAATGAGGCGGCCTGTTTTTGATCTCGCCAGCTCATCCGCTCGCTCCTGCCATAGACCGCAGACCAATATCCTGACGGACATTCAGGCCTGGTTGATTGGTGCGCGCTGGCTCTGCCCTCATACCAGCCGGCGCATTCTCAAACCGGATTACCATTTCCCCATCCAGGCGCGTCTCTCGACCTGGCGCTGCCAGCGCCGGCGCTGGTTTTGCCGGCGCCTCATCACCCAGACCAACGGCATTTTTCAACCAGCCCACGCCGCTATCCCAGGTGTTTGACACCGACTCGCCCACAGAGGCAGCCGCGCCTTTGGCGGCATCGACGCCTTTCATGATGGGTTCGATGAATCCCGATACCCGATCCCACAAATCCTTGAACCAGGCCACAATCGGCTCCCAGTTCTTGATGATGATTCCCAGCGGACTCCAGTTCAGGAATGCGCTCTGCATCCAGTTCCAAATCGCCTGCGCAGGCGCCTGGACCTGCGCCCACAACCCAACAAACCAGGCTGTGATCGGCTCCCAGTTTTTGATCACCAGGCCCAACGGTGTCCAGTTCAGGAACGCGTTTTTCATCCAGTCCCACACTGCTTGGGCTGGGGCTTGAACCTTCGCCCATAGGTTTTTGAACCACGCGCTCACCGGCTCCCAGTTGGCGATCAGGAACCCTGCGGCCAGGGCGATACCCCGTATGAGCATGCCTACGGGCGACATCGTCATGACACCGGACATGATTTTGATAGCCCAGGCCACCCCGACCACGGCCAGCCGCATGCCTACGAATGCCGCCGCCGCACCCACCAACCCCTTGATCAACCAGGGATTGGCCTGCGCCAACGCGGTGACCTGATCAATCATCGGTCCGACGTAGGCAATGAATGAATTGATCGGCGGCAACAGGACATTGCCAATGGCCATACCCAGCGCCGTGACGCGATTCCACAGCAGCTGGATACTGTTGGCGGTGGTTTTTGATCGGGCCTCGTACTCCTTTTCCATGGATCCGGCGTACTCAGTTGCATCCGCCACCAGCTCAAAGTTCTTTTTAAGCAGGCCCAGGTTATCCAGCATCGGCGCAATGGCCGTGATGGATTCTTTTCCAAACAGCTGTTGAAGCACCCCAGCCTGCTTGGACGCATCGACTTTACTGATGGCCGTCAACACCTTGAGCATCGTGCCTTTGGCGTCCTTCTGCATCCCGACCGAGATCTGCTCAGCATTCAGCCGCAGTGCCTTGAACACCTGCTGCTGTGTTTTAGTGGCCGCCCGTCCCGAGGTCATGGCCAGCATGAAGTTTTTAATGCCGGTCGCTGCCTCTTCCTGTCCAACACCCACACCGGCCAGCGTCGACCCCATGGCGGCAATCTCGCCAGCCGCCAGACCGGCCACAGCACCCAGCGGCCCGATGCGCGTCACGATATTGCTGATCTGCTGGGCCGTCGCCGCACCGTTGTTGGAGAGGTGATTGATTTTGTCGGCCAGCGCCACCACCTCGACCTGCCCCAGCTTGAACGACGTGCGCCACTTGGCCATCGTGTCGCCGGATTCTTCCGCCGTCTGGTCGAACGCGATACCCATCTTGACGGCGTCCTGAGCGAACGCTTGCAGCTCCTCCCGCGCAATACCCGATTGCCCGCCGGCGGCCACGATGGCGGCAATGTCCTTGGCCGCCATCGGCAGCTTGGTGGACATTTTGGTGATGTCCTGCCCCATCTGGGCGAACTGCTCAGGCGTGTCAAAATCGACCACTTTGCGCACATCAGCCATCGAGGACTCAAATTCGATGGCGGCACGCGCACCCGCAAAAAAAGGGGCAGAAATGGCCCCTCCTTTCACAACGTCCATCAAATTGATGGGTTGCCCAAGGCCGCTGTTGAGCAGTCCACGCCGAAAATTCATGGCATTGGCACGGGCCTTTTGCAGGGTGGGCGACAGTTTATCGACCCCCGTGATCAAGGCCTTTAATTGAAACTCGCGGGCCATAGCTACTTCTCCATTTCGTTCGCAATCCGATGTGCCTGGCCGGTCATTTCAAACACATCGGACAGCGGCCGATCCATGACTGCAAAAGGATCCAGCCGCCAGAAATAAGCGGCCGAATAGGCGTAGTCGATCAGGCCTGAGATTGTGCTTCCGGGTCCGAGCCCTGACTGATAAAAAAACCGACTACCGCCCATGCCAGCGCGTGAAAGTCCCGCATCCCCAGCTGATCCACCGCCGACTCAGGCACCTCACCCAGGCGTGCGATATACCGCGCGCACACATCCAGCAGGGGGCGTGGGACCTGATCCTCGGGAGCAAACGAATAGGGCAAGGACTTCAGCGCCCGTACATCGGCCACCGTCGGCTCACGTAGCCGCAGCTCCGTGTGATCTTTGCCGTAGGCTTGGATAGGGCTGGACAATGTCTGCACCGTCAGAAATTTCTCACCATTCATTGCCAGATCCCCTTAACGCCGTTGAATTCCAAAGTGACCTTGCCGTCGTCCCCGGTGCTGGTCGTCTCGCCGACCATGTAGGCGCCCGTCAGCACGTAGGTTTTGCCGTTGCGGTACTCGGCCTGGACGGTCATGTCTGTGCCGTTGGCGATCACATCAACCGGGAAATCCGCCGTATGCAATGCCTCGACCTTCACGTAAGGCACGCGGTCGCGCTCAGTGAAATACCCCGGCGCGCCCTCGACGGTTTCGCGGATCACATCGCCGATAGGGCATTCCACGCCGCCAGTGATCACCAACTGTTGGCCGTCCACCTTGACGTAGACGGTCCCTGCTACTTTCTGGCCCATGTCCAGCTCCCAAAGAAAAGGCCCGCTCAGTGGCGGGCCTGGGTTCAATCAAGTGTGACGCGGTGGCTATGCCGCCATCGTGTCTGGATACCGCAGGCGGAACTCGTTGCGTAGCGCTACGATGCGCAGCTGGTTCACGTAGTCAGGCGGGAACAGAACATTGACCCGGTTCGGGTTTGTTTCGTCACGCTCCACGATCAGGTAGCGTGCGAATAGCTGCAGGTTCTCGACCAAGCCCTCACGCTCCATGAGTTCATACTCGGCTATCAACTCGCCGCGGATGGTTTTGGGCGTAACAATCGCCTGGCCGGGACCAAAGCGCGTCCCATCGTTAGCGAGCTTGTGTCGCCCGAACTTGCTGGTAATGGCCGCCTCAAGACGCCGCAGAATGGTCGCCGACTGGTGCATCGTTTCGCTGTCCAGATAACTGTCATCGGGCTGGCCGAATGCATTTTTCTGATACAGCGTGACTGCTCGCTGGATCCGCTGATACCCGCCCTCGTAATACGACGTGGCCACACCCGCCCACAGCAGAGAGTTATTCTCCGGCACACCAAAACGCTTGCCTTCAGGCGCTGGCATGCAGCTGAGCAATGCGCCCGTCTGCGTGGGCCGCGCTGGATCCGCTGCAATGAACACGGCCGTTCGGCCGGCATAATCGGCCACCCAGCGCCACACCGACGTGGGGGCCTCAGGTTCAACAGCAGCAACCGTCATGTGCTGGTCGTTGGTGCCACCACGACCGAATGCCACCAGTTGGCCCATCGTGCCGCGCCGAGCCGAGTATACGTGGCCGTAAATCTTTTTGAGCCATGCCCACCGGCCAGAGGTGTCGTCCATCAACGCCTGGAAAGTGGCGAGCGAACCAGCATCAGTGAACGGATTCGAAATGAACTCGAACGGCGCGTCGCCCAGCAAAGCCAGCGCGACGTCCAGATCTGGCACCCCTGCGCCGCCCGTCATTGCGGCAACGGCCACCGTCAGACCCGACGGCATAACCTCGCCACCCGCTGACCCGCGCAGATTGACAGCCAGGCGCAAATCATTGCCCAGCTCACCGGAAAATTTCGTTGTGACAGTCACAACGCCTGCGGCAGCTGCAGCCGTTACAGGCAGCGTCGCCACATTGATAGCCGCAGCCAGGGCCGTAGCAACATCTGCGGCGGCCTGGCCGCTGGCAACCGTCACTGCCACACGCGCGTCACCCACATAGACGGACAGCACACCAGCGGCCGACGCGGTGCCCGTGACGGTAAATTTGCCCGTCGCCTTGGCCCCCGTGAGCTTGACCGGCAGGATCCAGATTTCACCCATGGGATCGACGCGCCGGCTGGCCACGTGCATTTCGTGCAGCATCGAGCCACGGCCCGCAATCGCGGCAACCTCGTCGGACGAGGAAGGCAGTTGCAGAGCCGGTGCGGCGGTCGCGTCGTCATTGACTGCCCCAATGAGCAGGCGCCGCAGTTGAGTCGCACCGCTGTTTGCCTGGCTATTGTCCATCTCTGCGTAGAACAGCGGCACACGCAGGTCATTGGGGATTTGATTCATGCTGACCGCCATGTCACCGCTCCTTTTTGCCCGCTGCTGGGGCATCGTCTTGCTTGGTCGTTACGTCGCCATCGAACAGGCGCCGCATCCAATACTGCGTTTTGGGCACTTCCCAGCCCTCGCCGGTCAGCACCACCCCGCGCTCGGGGTCCAGCACCATCCGGCCCTCCACCGGCACCACGTGCATTTTTTTCATGACACATCCTCTTGAAGTTTGAATTCGACCCGACCATCCGGCCCAGGTTTTTGCAGATTGGGATCTGCGATGGGATCAATCACATCCACGCTGATGTTCAGGCGCTTCAAAGGCGGGAGCTGCGCCAGTTCATACTCCTGCCAGGTTTGAGGGATCGCGTCCGACGGCAGCCCGTTTGAATACCCCACGGTCAGCTCAGCAGAAAACGTCATGCCGTAGTAAGTCACAGCGCGGTTCATGTCGATAATTTCGCCGCCCTCGTACTCGATAGGCTCGTATTCATCGCCAGGCCGCCACCCCAACAAGGCCCGCCAGACCTCGGCACGCAGGTCATGCAGCGCGTCTGCGGTTGCATCACCGCGTTCGTTGCTCGCCGTCGCCATCATCAGCACAACCGTGAAACGGTCGATCACCTCCTGAACTGCCAGGTTCTGGGCAATGGGAGCCCGCGCCTCATCATCGGCCGGCATCACCACCAATGCCGGCACCTCCACGCTGACCTGCCCGCGCTCAGGCTTGAAGTCGATGGCGACAAAAACCCGGCTGTCGAACGTTCGGCAATAGGTGCGCAAATGACCTACAACATCGGACAGTTTCATTTCAGGGCCTCATCCAATGAGGCCCGCAGGCGCTGCATAACAGCGCCTTCCTGCTCGGCCAGCGCATCAGCAATCCAGTTTCCCCTGGAGCGCAGGCCTCGGTTTGTGCCGTAGTGCAAGAACGCAGGATAGAAGCCTTGTTTTCTGGGATCTGCATTCCATTTACTGGCGGGCGCCGGCATCTGGTGCTGAACCTTTGCATATAGCCCTTTCGAACCAAGCTTTACGCTCAATGACTTAGCCATCCGCCCTGTTTGCCGATTGGGGTATCCACCTCCATTACCACGCTTGGCAATCTTCTTTCGTGAAGCCTTGGCGACCATGCGGCCAGCATCACGAAACGCCTTACGCATCGGACCACGCTTGAACAACATTTGGCTGATATTTTCGTAGCCATCGAACCCAAGCTTTGCCTGTATTCCAGTGGATTTCATACCAGCTCCCCATCCCCAAATTCTTCAAGATCGAGCACCAAAAACTGACGCTCCCCACGTAGCGGGGCGACCCGCCGCACCCGGTAAACTCTGCCGGCATAGAAAATCTCGTGCTGATTGGTAATGCCATCCAGATAACGCAAAAGACACCGATGGGTTATTCGTTCGTCTGTCTGTGCCGTAGCGGTCCAGACAGCAGTTCCAACCGGCGTCAACGCTGCCCAGCGACGTATCGGGTCTAGATGTTGCTCTGCCACACCCGACCAACCGACCGGCTGGTCCCGGCACAATCGAATCTGAACGCGTTTGCTCAGCTCACCCGCGAATGGCTCAGAGAATGTTGGGGCCCCCGCCCTTGATCCTTTACTCATGCCCCTATCCCCACACGATAGAAATGCAAATAGTTGCCCACTGCAGGGTTGTCATAAATACGTGCATCCCGCATCCCGCCCTCTCTATTGGTAAATAGATCAGACACAATCAGCAGCAACGCAGACACCACCGACGCAGGGACAACAGCCGTTGTGCCGTCGGGATTTAGCCAAGGAATAGGTCGCCCCAAAAAGTTGCTGGCATAGTCGACGGCGGAATGGCTCATATGGATCAAGAGCCTGTCTTCGTCTGTGTCATCGAGTTCCAAGCGCAACTGAGCCTTGATTAGCTCCAGCGGCAAGAAATCTAGTTCCTGCATGCTCACCCCCTTTTACTTAGGCTCAGCTCCTTCAACTGGAGCAGATACCCGTCTTGCTTTGCGACCAGCGCCGGTGCCAGGTGCGACGTCATCCTGAAACAGCACCGTAGCAACAACATTTGCAGCTTCATCTGCACCTGGCATTTCACCTGCCTGGGCCTGCGCTACCGGCCCGTCCGCCACACCAGAAACTGGCAACAACGCAACGGCAGCATCCTCACCTGCCTGGACGACAGAGAGAGCCGGAACAGCAGCCACAGTTTCCGGTAGACGGGCCAGCCCCTTATTGATCAGTTGATGCCCTACCCGATCAGATACCTCGAATTCGTCACCCCGCCGCCTGGCGCCATCATGGTCAAACGAGAAAATCGCTTTTACTTTCATATCGATTCCTTGAAGGCTGGGGCGGCCTGATAAAGCGCCGCCCCGCGCTTATCAGCCGCCCGCACCCGGAACTGCGTCAATTCCCTCAAAGCTGCCCTTCACGAACGCCTGAGGGCGGCGCACTTCCAAGCCGACGCGCTCCTCGCAAAGAATGGTCACCATGTTCTTGATCACGTTATCGCGGTCCTCCAGCGACACCATGATGCTGACATCCTCGCGGTCCCAGCCCTGAACAGCGAGGCCGCCGCCGAAGGCACCCACCAAAAACTCGCTCACATCCATTGCCTGGGTGGGTACGACATTGCGTCCCCACAGGCCCGGCAGGTTTTGAGCGCGCGGATTGGCGAACAGATAGCCGTTGTCATCGGTCTTGGTCAGCTCGATGGCTGCCCAGTCCAGGGGGCTAATAACGATGGCATCGGCCCAATACTCGGACAGCTCTACCTGCAAAAGCGCGAGGCGCAGACGATCGATTCGCGTCTCTGCCTGCACCAGAACGCCGGGATTCGCATAGCTCGAAGCCTGGGTGTAGATGCCGTCAATGTTCAGGCCGACGCCGCTCCCCTTGAGCAACTGCCCTTCTTCCTTGAGCTTCAGGCCATAGCGCAGGCGGCCGTCCACGTAGGATTGCAACATCGGAGCATCAGCAAGCACCTGGCGGGAAGCGTGAATCCAGTGGGCGATGGTCGTCACCGGCGCCTGATAGGGTTCGAAGGTGATGTTCGATTCGGGCTTGCCACCGCTCGGGTTTTCGCCCACCGGCGCCGCATTGTTGGTGAACACCTGTTCGCGCACAGCTTCGATGCTATTGGAAGCGGTCCGTCCCCAGTTGATGAGGTCGCGCACGACCAAACGCTGCAGAGCGGGAGCTTGAATGCCGGGCTGGCGGTCGGGCACGATGAGGCCGCCCGCCGAACCAGCGCCCGAACCGATGGCAGCTTGCACCGGCATACGGAACGAACCTCGCGGGTTGCCGGCGAATGCCCGGAAATCCTCGCTCGCGGCGATCTGCTCGCCCATGGATTGCGGGCCGGCGGTCACGCCGCCACCGTTCTGAACCTTTGCAAGCAGCTGCTCGGCGGTGGCCAGGCGGGCCTGCAGCTCGCCCTGGGTCGTCAGGGTCTTGTCGATGTCGGCACGCAGCTGCTGGTCGAGCGCACCGCGCGCCTTCATATCAGCGTCGGCTTTCTCGGCCATCGCCTTGAGCTGGTCGCCAACAGTTTTCAGGCTGGCGTTGATCTGTTCGATCTGATGTTCGGGGTTCGCCATTGTTGGCTCCTATTTCAAAATGTTGGTTAGAGATGCGGCCAAAGCGGCCGTCGTGCTGAGGGCGGCTGAATCGCTCAAGCCGCGTCCGGTGGCATCAGGCGCACCGCCGCCAGTCGAATCTCTCAGACTGGACTTGAAATCAGAAATAAGGCGCTGAGCCTCGCTACGGGGCAGCCCTGATGCACGCATAGCGGCCTCGATGCGTCGGACAGCACTGGCCTGGGCCGCTCCTTCGCCTTTGCCCACTTGATCAGCGGCCAGCAATTCGTCGGCATAGCCTTGCTCAATGGCTTGCGTGCCGCCAAACCACGTTTCGCCATCCATCTGGCGGCGCACATCTGCAACGTCCTGGCCGGTACGTGTGGCGTAAATGTCTGCCATCGCCGCGTCAAACGGCTCCATCCAGTCAGCAATCTCGCGTAGGTCGTGACGATTGCCCTGAGCGATCAGCCAGCCGTTGTGGACCATGAAGAACCCTGCGCGAGCAATCTGGGTGGTGTCGCCGGCCATGGCAACGACCGATGCTGACGATGCCGCCAGTCCCAGCACCTTGGTCGTAATATGGCCCTGGTGTTCACGAAGCACGTTATAGATGGCCAAGCCCTCGAACAGGTCGCCGCCAGGGCTATTGATATTGACGGTCACAGGCCCCGCCCCCATGGAACGCAAAGCCGCTGAAATACGCTTGGCTGTCACGCCTTCACCAGTCCACCAGTCATAGCCGATGACGTCATAGATGCTGATGGTTCGGTCTGCCTGATCGTCCGCCGCCGCTCGTATTCCGGCGTCCCACCGCTCAAGAGCACGGGGCGACAGATAGGAATTGACGGCAGCAGAAGGCCGTCCGGCCGGCGCAGCCGGCAGGTTCTTAATACTCATAGGGGATACCTCAGGTGTCGGCCGTGCCGGCCATCATGTCTTTCAGCCAGTTGGCCATCGCATTGCGGGCGTTCTGGTCTGCTGTGTTAGAACCCAGGCTGTCCAACGGTGCAAGGGCAGTTTGAACTGTCAGCACTGCCGCATTCCCACCCATCGGCGGCCGATCCTCAAGTTCCCGCACCTCGTCGCGGGTAAGGATGCCGTTGTTGACCATGACCGAATAGAACGCGGCGCGGGCGGCGCTATCGGCACGCAGCAAACCTTCTACAGCGAACTTGGGGTAATACCGCAAACGCTCAGCGGGTGTGAGCAAATCCTTGATAATGGACTGCTCGATGCGTCGAACCAGAGGGTTAATCGTGGCCACGAGATACCAGATCATCATCTGCTCAACACCCGTTCCAAACATGGTCTGCCCATTCGCAGCGTGACCTATCAGCCCTGGCCATACGCGAAACCAGCGGCATATTTCCTCAACCCCCCAAGCACGCGATTCCAACAGTTGGGCATCGCGCGGGTTGATGCCGATGGTGCCGACCTCCATGTCGGCCTCCAAAATCGCTGGGCGACCAGCATTAACAGCCCCTGACAACCGACCCTCAATCATTTCGCGGGCCTCTTCCCTCTGATTGTCCTTAAGAATTTTGGGGTACTTGAACCACACTGTGGGCATCAGACCGCGCTTGAACGTACCGCCTGCGGCCTCATCGGTGGCCAGCGCAGAACCGAACACCCGTGCACCATATTGGATCACTGACACACCATTCTTTCCGTCCAACGACCAGCCCGGAATTGTCCAGATCCGTGATTCCTCGACAATGCGTTGACGCCCGTCATCCTCCGTGTAGCGATACTCCTTAATCCCTCCCCCCTTGCGAGTCACCGAAAGACGAGCCGGATGCAAAAAATTGAGCCCTACCAGACGGTTGCCGATCATCAACTTTTCGCAATGCGCATTGCCCCGTAGCAGCATGGCGGCAACAACAGACTCCCAAAAAACTGACGAAATAGCGTCAGCGTTAGGCTGCACACCCAGAATAAAATCGAGAGAGTGTTGCGGCGCCGAGCGTTTTCCTTCTCGCGTGCGCTCGTGCATTCCCAATGGCAATGTGCCTATCGTCTCCGAGATCAAACGCGCACATGCCCAAACAGCCGACAATTGCAGGATGTTCTGACCATTTACAGCAACGCCGGCTGCACCTCCAGCCCCCAGCCGCGCCCAGGCGTCTACATCAGTGAGTCCAAACGGAGCGCCTAGCCAGCCCAGCACTGCAGCCCGGATCTTTCCGACTTTCTGCGCTTTCTGTTTCATCCAGTCACCACGTTAGAAAAGTAGCTGCCCAGTCCGTTGTCGCCATCGTCATTCAATGCCCGAGACATTGCCATGATCATTGCGACCGGAGCGTCAATTTTGTTTTCCGGTTTTTCCTTGGTGGGGTGCCGTAGCCCAGAAAACTTCGATTCGCGCATCACCACATTACTTACCATCCAGGCCACCATCGGATTGGCATCATGATGTAGGTCTTGAGTCAGGACCAAATTCTCAATCTCCACAATTGGCAGCGTAAATCTGGCCGACGTTTGAGGCATTTCAACCATCAACAAACCATCCTCGTCAGCCAGTTTGGTAGCGAAATAAGCCGCAAATTTCGGGTCGTACACCACTTCTTCAATCTGGTGATTGGCCTGCAATGCATTCAAGTCGGCACGAATTGCATCGAAGTCGGTCGCATTCCCAGGTGTCACAATCAAATGCCCTGACTGCTCCCAACCATAGAAATGTCGGTTCTCCGGTGCATGCGCCTGGTCTTCATTCAAATAGCATTTGAAGAACAGGTGATATTCGCCACCCCGCTTAAACGCAATGCACAGAACCGCTATGTCGCTTTTCTCCGCCAGGTCCAGACCTATCCAGCACGACTCACCCTTGAAGTCGTCAAGAGACGCCTCGGTGTTTCCACAGTCCGCCCAGGCCTCAGCTGCCAGCCACATTGAGCCACCACGCAGCCAAATGTTCAGGCGCTTGGTCAGAAACCCAGGCAATTCACTGGGCTTCCGTTTTGCCAACTCTGCCTGCGCCCGCAATTGTGGCTCGTAGACTGAAACGCCCAGGTTCGGATTTGCTTTAGCCCATTCCACCGGGTCGTCCCACTTTTCTGGGTCATCCACCGTGTAAATAATCACCAGCAGCTCGTCATCCTGAAATATCCCTTGCAACACTTTCTGAGCGTACTCATGCTGGGCATAGCCAAAGGAGGACAGGTCAAACCCGGCCGTCGTGATCTGCCAGATCATCGGCTGCTTCCGTGCGCCCATGCCCGATTTGATTACGTCGTAGATCTCCCGGGTGGGATGCGCATGGACCTCGTCAAGCAGGCCGGCATGCGGATTCAGCCCGTCCATTGTTCTGGCATCTCGGCCCAGGGGCACAAACTTATCCGCCCGGCCTGGCCGTATGTCGTACAGCTCGTTGAGCCGAACGCCAACAGCGCGGCGCAGTTGCGGCGACGCAAGTACCATCCGCTCGGCCTCGGCGTGCAGAATCTTGGCCTGGTCCATTTTTGTGGCGGCGCTATAGACCTCGGCACCGCCCTCACCATCGAACACCATCAGATATAGACCGACACCCGACAGCTTCGTGGACTTACCATTCTTGCGTGGCACTTCCTCCCACACCTCACGGAATCGACGTGTCCCGTCGGCACGCATCCACCCAAATGCCAGCGCAATCCAAAACTGCTGCCAGTCAGAAGGGACGAACACCTGGCCCGCCCACTCGCCCTTGGAGTGACGCAGGAACAGGAACGATTCCAGGGCATGCTGCGCCAGCTCGTCACTGAAATACAGCCCACGTGCGTGGCAGGTCTCCAGGTCGCGGTAATGCCGCTCCACCGCCAGGCGGATCCATTTGCAGACAACAATGTCACCTGCCATCACTCGGCGGCCATATGCGTCCCAGTCGAATGTGCTCATACCAATCGCATCCCCGCGGACACCTTGCGTTTGCGGTGCAGCTCCACCGGATCCTCAAACCCCGGCAGTTGTCCCTGGGGCCCACCAGTCGACTGAGTGCTGATCGCTTTTTGAAAAGACGGAATAGTTAAAGCTGCCTCCGGAAGCCATTGCAAAAGCTCTTTCTTAAGATTTCGAGCCACATAAAAACTTTGATGTGGCTGCTCATACCCATTCGGAGTTTTTGCAAAATAGCTGCCATCGTTATCCTTCATAAAACGCGAAAGCAATTCCTCGGCCTCAACCCAACGAATAAAGGTCCGGCAAATTACCGTCAACACCATTGCATCGGTTCGATGAACCAACCCATATTCATGCAGCGCCTGGGTAACGTGATCCCATAATTTTTTTTCTTTCGCAGAAAGCTTGGCAACCAAAGACGGAATTTCTGACGCGACACTTTGCGAGGGCGCTACTTCCCCCACAGTCCGGGAATCAACCTCCGGGACTACTCGGACATGTGAGTTCATATGTTTGGGAAGGCTTTTTGACCCCCCCCCCTTTCTAAAAAACTGTCGTGCAAAAAGTGATGCGGGGCGACGGGTGTCCAGCAAAATCGCCTGAACTTTTCCCCTCCCCCTCCGTCTTTTTTTTGCAACAATCGCCAAAACGTCTCATTTTCGAGACATTCACCCGAATGTGCGCCGCCATCCTGATCGCCGACCTCGGGCCGCCTCCTGCTGGGTCTTCTTCCTGTGGCAGTCGCGGTTCATTGACCGCAGGTTCTCCAGCGAGTCATCCAGGGCGCCATCCGCATCGCGTTCGTTGCTGATGTGGTCCACCTCATGCGCCACCAGCGGAACCGGCCGGGTAGCGCAATCGTCGCACTGGCAAAGCCAACCATCGCGCTCCAACACTTGCAGACGCAACCGCCGCCATTGCCGGCCACCCCGCCCTGAACGCTCGGGAGCCTTGGCCCATTCGCGCTCAGCATCGGCTTGGTGTTTGGGGCAATAACCATTGCCGCCGTATACCAAAGCAGAGCAGCCAGCACGACGACAGGGTTTAGGAGCAGCTGTGGCCATATTTCGTACACGCACCATCACTGAGCCCAGACGCAATGGGGAATGCGCACTGAGCAGGAGGCATAAGGGAACAATAAAAAAAGCCCAGGAACGCAAAGCGTCTGGGCTCAGTGATGATTTGTGCAGTCGCAAAACTGCTGGAAGTTAGCACATATTACCCTATTCGGTATAACTCCCGAAATTGTTTTTTAGTGCTGGAGGAAAATCTTTTAAAAAATAAAACTGCCGTCTAACTGTCTAACCTAAAAAACAGGTTAGGCAATAGGTTGGACGTTAATAAGTTATTGATTTTATTAAATCCGTCTAACCGTCTAACCTAAATCAACAACAATAAACATTAAAGGGTTTTCATTAAATGCGCTACGTCTACGCGCACGTATACACGTGCGCCCACGAGCGGGCGCATGGCAAAGGTTAGGAGGTTAGACGGAATGAGTATTCATGCGGTTTTCAGCCGTCTAACCTGTCGCGTCTGACCTAACCTATAGGTCAGACGGCAGCGGACGCCATGATCCGCAGCGGCCCTTTTCGGGGTACGAGCGCCCAGCACTCTCCCCCATCCCTGGACCAGCAGCGAAATCATGACCATCACGCCGAAGTATTTGCAAAATAGGTTGCCCATAAGGGCCGACCCCCAATAAAGGCTGGCGCGGCCAGCCTACGATTAGCTCTTAGACCCCACGCCAGCTGTCGCCAGCGCAGCCTTTGACGCTTTACGAGCCGCCATTCTGTTCTCCAACTCCTGCGCACGCAAGCCCGACTGCACGCGATTCATCATCGACGAGCTGCAAACCACATTCAGCCGAGCCAACGTCGCCATTCCAAAATTCGCTATCAAACCGTCTTCCAGAGCATCCACCAAACCCTCTGCCGGCACCACCAGAGCATCATCAGGCACTAGCCTCATAGACGGCACTAGCTCCCGCTTGGGACCAGCATAGCGTGTCTCCAGCAACCAGCGGCCCTGGTAGGGATCGACCTGGCCATTCAGCACTGCCTGGAAGACATGCCGGGACACTATATCCGCCGCCTCTGCCGCGCGAGCATAGGCTTGCGCCACAAGGATCTCTGACTGCTGCGGTACGCGAGGATTGCTGACCTGGTCACCGCTCCAGTAGGCATTGAGCACCTGATAGCACTCGCGCTGGTAGTCCTCCAGGCGCTGGCGGATCTCGGGCTTGACTCGGCTAGCACTGATGCCGAAGAGCCAACCATTTAGATATTCTAAGGGGAGACAAACCGTAGACTGCTCTCCACCCAAAGAAGGTATGTCCATTATGGACATGGCTTCAGATAAGACAGGATCGCGCTTTATACGTTTAAGCTGTGCTTCCCATTGCACGCCGATCGCGTCACAAATCGGACGCATAGCAACAAGTCGCTGACCATCAGCAGCGGTAACAACAGTGAGGGGATTACCGTAAAAACTGACGGTCGCGAGAATGCTTTGAGTGTCAGACATGACATGCTCCTTGTCGAGACTTAGAAGCCTCATGTCGCGATTCTAGACGCGAGCATGAGGCGGCCAGGAGGCTAGAAACCTGAGACAAGTCAGGCGGACTTCTTTCCCTTTCGGGTCTTGTATCCGTCGCCCTCCCGGCCATAGTCGAATGTCCGGGCACAAAAAAACCGCGATGCTGACGGGTGCGGGCTACCGCTTGTCTCAAGGAGTTTCTAGGCTCCACCCTTTCGGGATGATGCCAATATATCCTATTGCGACTTGCTACACAACCGACTTTTTCGGCAAGAATTCCTCTATATCCTCCCTCACTACAGGCTTACCGCTATTGATTCCCTTCAAAAAATACATCATCAAGGGTTTCAAATTTCCTTCCCGAAAAAGAACGATGCATTCGTCCAATGGCACTCCGCGAGGCGTCCCTGGACGATCAGCCACAGACCAAAAATCAGAAGCCAGCCCTTGTTTCTGCAATAGAATCCAAGCGATAAGCCTAGCCATATGACCATTACCATTCGCGTATGGATGAATTACTAAAAACTTAGTAAAGATCTTCGACAATAGAGCACAATAATTGAGAAGCCGTTGCTCAGCATTAATAGCGCTATTGATTATTACCCTATTAAAATCATCAAGAAGCCGATGTATTTCATGCGCAAATACCTCCATAAGCGCCTCTACTAAATGGGCTTGAGCACCAGGGTATTTACCAACACCCACATCATAAATTCGCAAAAACCCCACAGAAGCCCCTCGATAATTACCGGCAAAATACTCATGTCCTGTGGGGGTTACGTCACTGTAGACAAAAAGATGGCTTCTTCTTGTGTCAATTAAAGTGCAATCTCTTTCATCCGTACTGGCACTGAGGTTATGGATAAGCTCATAGCACTTGGTTCGGACTATTTCAGCCTTTGGGTGATGCTCATACTCCCACCCCTTATTAGGATCGTATTGCATACAAAAAATATCAAAGAGGCCGTTTCAATGCTTCAGGATTATTCTTCATTATTTCATCTGCCAGTGATAACAAGTCCTGATCATACTCAGGAAAGCGCCCTTCATTTAATGCGCTCATAAAATCAGCAATCTCTGCATTGATCCATGAATATTCCTCTTCAAATGAAGCGATCAACTCCGAGTGCAAATATTGCTTAATAATACGAGTTTGGCTTGTAGGCTGGCTATTCTCAAAAACCTGAAACTTAGCAACATCATGCAAAAATGAAGGCTGAGGTGCTGCCTCCGCCCCGCCTAATGTCCCAAAAAACGCAATCGCACCAAATGATACCGCCATGCAGGCACGGTTAAAATCAGTAGTAGAAAAATTATTATTCATATTTTGGTTCCAATCTTTCCAAAACTGCATCTGATAACGTATTAAAAAAATATTCCTTATTCTTTTGATGTATTAAATCAGAGTACCTACTAAAGTCCTCTCTGAATTCATCCCACCCAATGCCCGCGTGAAAAAATCTGACTGCATCAATAGATACCAAAGTTCCAATTTGAATTGGCTTGTTTTCAATCTGCGCCTGCACCGGGTGAGAAAAGTCAAATAAAACGGTACCAAATTCTTCTTTTTTTTCTATTTGAATTTTCAGAGAGTTTTTATCCATACTCTCACCACCAACCGCAACACTCACACGATATGGATTCTCTATGCCTTCTGAATATTTTTCTGGAATAAAATCAACATACTTAAAAGCATAGCGATGCACTTTTTGCACCATGCTAGCCAATTCAGCAGCATCGGAAATCCAATTTAGCAACGTGTCGATACGACTTTTAAAAACAGACCAGCCTGGATACTTACTACCAAACCCAATACCAATACCACGATCACCAATAAGCAATACCACGTCATCCCAAACCATTCTCATAGTGGGTTGATACTGCAAATTAGGATCTATCTCCCTCATCTGGTGAGGGATATCAGCCACAGGGGTTTTCTCTATGCTACGAACCGGGCCAAACAACCCCCTCGCCCCTCCAGGGACTAGATCTGAAAACCCCTGCTGAGCAGCGAATCGCAACTCAAAAACAACATCAACAAGCACCTCGTGCTGTAGCATGGTGGGGAGCTGGCCTCTGGACATAACTCTCTTTATCTCAAGATTAGTAACAAATAAAAGCTGCGTTCTTTGCACCCGAAGGGTACCACAGGGTGTAAGGCCTTCGCACAAAAACCTAAACAAGATAAAGCTTATTTATGTAATCTACCGTCAAACCATTCCACAATGCGCAGATCCGCGTGGCAAAGACGTCGATGTATCGTCGCCCGAGTCACACGCAACTTTTCCGTGACCACTCCCATGCCGCCCTGCCAGGTGTAGAACGCAAACACGGCCTGCCGCAGCTCAGCGGGCAGATAAGCGACCGCCATGTCGGTTTCCACACAGTCAGCCTCTTGATCAGCGCTCATTTCCACCATGCGGGTCGCGTCGCCCGATACATCCCGGTCGTACGCGATAGACCGGTACAGGCCGGCACCCTCTCGCCACATGGCCCACTCCTGCAGGCGGTCGTCCACCCATTTAATTCTTGGCATGCTTTCCTCCCTGCGCACGGGGCGGACGGCAGTAGAAGTACTGCCGAGGCCCGCTGCTAGCTCTAATTTTTTTCCACCCCATGCGCATCATGATTGTGCCGATACGCGTCGTAGCCGAGCGCTGGCCGTCAATACGTGACAGCTCCATGCCAATGGCACCCTCCAGCAGTTGGGCCGATGTGAACTGATCCTTGGAGTACTGGATGCCCTCTTCAACCCATTCGGCAATAGCTTCGGCCCATGGGTCCACGATTTCGCGCATCTGCTGCTCAGGCACGATCAGGTCACGTTCTTCATCCCGTGTCGGCCAGGACCGATACCCGTTCTGAACCTCCCATACAGCCTGAGCAAGAATCTGGTCCCGATCCCTACGCAGCCCCTCAAGGTCGATGTTTCCGCACCGAACAGACCAGAACCGGCGATTACCTGTCGGGTCTTTGTGGTATTCGGAAAAATTTGTTGTCGCCGCGAACACGGTCTGGCGAAGCTGGACAATCTGCCGGCGCTCATAAGGTGGCCGGTAGCGATCAAAGTTCTGAGTCAAAAACGCCTTGATCCGTGTGGACTCTGCGCGGTTGAAGGCGTCCAGCTCGGCAATTTCGTAAATCCACGTGCCGAAGATCTGCTGACACGCCTCTTTACTATTCAGGTCCAGGGCGGCGTCAGAAAACCACTCGCCGCCCAGCACACGCAACGATGTCGATTTGGCGGCGCCCTGGCCACCTTCCAAAATCAAGGTGTAGTCCGCTTTGCAGCCGGGTTCCAAAATGCGCTTTACCGCTTGCCTGAGCCACAGTTGGCCGACCAGCGATTCATAGTCGCCATCGTTCGTTCCCAGGTATTTGGACAGCCAGGATGAAGCCCGGTCGGTACTGTCCCAGTCCAGCCCCAGCAAATAGTCACGGACCGGGTGTATGGGGTTGCGATGTGCGGCCAGGTGGACGCCTTCGCTGATCGTGCCGGTACTTTTGAAAAACAAGTTTATTTCGGTGGCCAGGAACATGGACAGCTCAAGATCGTCCACGGTCGTCCACTCCCCCGGCCTGCTTGACCACGGAGCCGCCCTTAATCGCTCGATCCGACCGGAAAACTCATTGAACCCAACAAGCCCCTTAAGCTCAGAGCAATGCGCTAAAGCGAGCGCCACGTTTTCCTTGCAGTCCATGAAGCCGCCACGAGCTCCCTGGATTAAATGATTTCGCCATCCACCACGGGCTGCGCCAGCTTGCGTGGGGGTAGGAATATCCACCACGGGTGGCGCTTCGCTCTTTGCAGTCTCAACCGACATGGGCTGACGCAAATTCTCGTAGATCCAGGCCAGCAAATTAGTCGGGGCTTTACCTTCCTCCAGCGCATCGACCACATCCCAGCCATCCACAACGGAACCAGGCGCGGGCAGGCTGACAATGCGCACATCACAATCCAAACCAATCAGGATCTCGGCAATGTCCTCTGCCGCCTTGATACCTGGCTGACTGACCTGGCCTTTGATCGGCATTTCAGGCAACAGCTCGTCACTGTCTTTCTTTTTCTTAGCATCACAGTCTGGCCAGATAATGACCTTGCGACCCCTCAATAGCTCCCAGTTGGCCTTGCTGACCGCCTTGCCACCACCCGGCCAGGACACAACCTCAAATCGTCCCGCAAATGCCACAGCCGCCGCATCACGGCACTTCTCACCTTCCACAACCAGCACATAACGGCACCGCCCATTCAATTGATGCAAGCCGTACAAAGGCCTGGGCACAGAGAACTGCAGCCAGCGCCATTCTTCTGCACCTGAATCTGAATTCTTGGCCCACACACACGGCAAGACCTCTTTACCACCATCTGAGGTGGTGAATCGGTACATCCTGCCCAAAAGCTCCCCATCACTCCCCAAATAGTCCCAGGTATGGGTAGGCCTGCCGCGTACAGGATGGGCAACCGGAGCCGGCCTGGCACTGACGGGCACCGGCTGTATTGGCTGCCATGCAGACACAATCCGCTTCTTGCGTGGCGCTTGGGCAGGCTGCCCGACGATCAAGGACAATTTCTCAGCCAGCTCTTTTGCCGCCTTGCCCTGCTCGTCGTTGGTATAAATGGCCGCATAGAGCGAGATCAGGTCCGCCCCCTTTTCGCCCGTGGCGAAGTCGCACCAAACCCCTGTATTCAAATTGACCGACAACGAGTTTCCAGGCTCGCCGCGCAGGCTCCCACACTGCCACTCATGTCCAGAGCGTTTTCCCTGTGGAAGCCATGCTGGAACGAGCGTGTCCGCACCATTCAGCGCCGCCTCGGCAATCTGATGAAAATCGATATTATTTTGCGTCATCGCCAACCTTCTCTATGACGGTTTCATACAGCGCGCTGGGACGATTGGCACCAGGCGCTTTCACATACCCCGCCACTCGCAACCGGCCAGCCACTCGCAGCCGATGGCAGGTTTTCTCCATGACAGGAATTGCACAGCGCAACTGCGCGGCCAGCTGGCGTGCGGTGCGCGGATTGTTTGTCGTTGCAGCCAGCACCGACTCGGCAACCTCACCCAGGGGCCTGCCCTGCCGACGCTCAGCCGCTTCCAAACAAAACATGCCTAGCCCTCCACGTTGCCCAGCTCACAGCTGTGTTGCACCCACATAACCAATCCCGCAGACAGCCAATCCAGATAGCCTGGTGTGACCACGGTCAGTCCCGTAGCCCGCAGTACGCTGTCTAGCCTCTCCAGGGGTATGCCCTGCTGACCTGCCAATACGCGGCTGGTGGCGCTGGACGAGTCTTTCCAGCCAGCCGCTTGGCATACCAGCTCACGCCGGCGCGGATCGGACAGTGCATCGCGCAAAGCCCTCTCCACACCAATTTTTGGACGAGCAAGAATTTGTGTTGCAGTTGTTCCCATTGCACGCCTCCGCAAAAAGTTCTGCGTGTGATTGCGTATGACCTACGCAATACTGGTTTAAAGCGCGGCTCCCCAGCCGCAGACCTAACAAACAGGAGCCAGTCATGCAGACCCCCACCAGAACAGAATCCCAACTCGTCACCGCGCTGGAACTCTGCAAAAGAATCACAGGTAGGCCAAATCCTTCGGACGACCTGATTTGTGCGGTGTTTCATTCCCTAAGCATGGAAGCCTGGGAAGACTCCGAATCGGGCAACCCCTTGCCACATGGATTAACCGCGGCGCACTGACCCAGTTGTGAGACCTCATCCAGCAGCGCGGCGAGGCGTAGCGCATCGTCGGCACCATCCGGCACCTGCCCGGACTGCCAACGCGACAGCCGCGGCTGCGGAATCCCTGTTTTGCGTGCGATAGCTGACTGACTCCAGCCTGCAGCCCGCAGCTCTTTCAAAATGCCGTGTGTGGTTCTCATGCCGCAATTATGCGCGATTGCATACAAATGTCAATGCTCAATCGCTTTATTCATTGGTGCATAGTTATGAATATGAAATCCTCTGAATTTCTCCAACACCTCATGGACAAGGCCAAGGACAACCCGAACTCCCTGGCGAGAAAGTCCAATGTGCCGCAGTCGACAATTTTTCGTTTCGTCACCGGCACATCCAAAGAACCCAGGCTGAGCACGCTGGAAAAAATTGCTCGCGTCTATGGTGTGCCCGTAGAAACGTTCCTGAACGACCAGGCGCGGCGGTCATACCTGTTCCGAGATGAAGAAGCCAATGATCTGCAGGATGTCGGCCATCCACCGCCGTCATCCCTTGTTCCCGTCGTTAGCACCGCTAAGCTGGGAGACAACGGCTGGTATTGCGACGCCGAGGCTGGCACAGATGGCTACGTGGCCCATTTCTCTGATGACCCTGACGCATATGCACTGCTCGTAAAGGGAGACAGCATGTTCCCCGCGATCCGTAGCGGCTGGTATGTCATCGTGGAGCCCAACCATGTACCAATGGGCGGTGAGTATGTTGCGATCCACCTCAAGAACGAGAAAAAAATGGTCAAAGAGTTTTTGTTCAAGACTCCTGACGAGATCCATCTACAGTCAATCAATGGCCAGGAGCGCCTGACGCTCCAAGCAACGGACATCATCAGCATGCACCCGGTGACTGCCGTCGTCTCTCCGCGCAAGCACAAGCTGCTGCCCTGAACTAGTCCCAACCCTACACATCCCCCCCAACCCGCCTTGAGCGGGTTTTTTCTTACCCAACCACATCAAAGCGCAATACCGCATTGACTTATGCGACATTGCATTGACTTGTTGTATCTATAAACGCATAATCCATTCACGCATATATTCGTGAGGTGGATTATGACCGCTCAAACACATCTAGCGCTTCTCGTGGGCATGTTCGGCACTGCAGGCGCTCTTGATCATGTCTGGCTGACGTACGTTCGCCCAAGACTTTCCCGCCGCTACGGCTGGCGCGCCGTTCGCGCTGACGAACGCATCCCCGCGAGCGCCTGGATTGGCGCCTGCATCTTCGTCCCTACCCTCTTCTGGCTGCTACCCGCCGCAGTTCGCGCATTGGGCATTCAGTGATGGATTCCGACGTGACCGAGCAGGATCTGCTCAACGCAATGAAAGAGGCCGGCATCACAGGCATGTCGCTGCAAACCGCATTGCAGTCACGTGCATTAGCCCTGGCCCTGCGCAATACCGCGCTGTCCAACAAGAAACGCTACTCAAAGCCGACGAGGCCCGACGTGAAACGTCTAGCCGCGGGCGACAACGACTGACTGGAGCATTACTCATGAGCAAACACAGCAAAGAGCGCCGGCAGAAGCCCGGCCGCGACTACCCCGGCCCCTGGGAGCGTACGCCGCCGCAGGATCTGACGCAGGAGCAAATCAATCAGGACCGCGCCGCCGCTTTCTATGAGGGGCGGTCCATCAAAGCCCTGAGCACGGCGCCAACCTTCGATTTCCATGCATACGCAACCCTTCAAGGGGACAAATCATGAGCACAACCAATTACCCAATGATCCCTCTCGCTCGGATACAGCCCTCCCGCACAAATCCGCGCAAAACATTCAAAGAAACCAGCCTGCTGGAGCTGCAAGAAAGCATTTCCAAACATGGTGTGCTGCAGCCTATCCTGCTGCGCAAGCTGCCCCTGTTAGATGGCGACGAAAAAGACCCCTGGTATGAAATCATTGCCGGGGAGCGTCGCTATCGCGCAAGCATCGGCGCCGGCCTGGCAGAAATCCCCGCTCGAACAGTGGTGGTTGATGACCTAGAAATGTTTGAAATGCAGATCATCGAAAATCTGCAGCGCGAAGACCTTCATCCCCTTGAAGAAGCAGAAAGTTATGAGGCCCTGATGGCCCAACACAAGGACGACCCGAACTATTCGGTTGATCAGGTCGCCGCAAAACTGGGCAAGAGCCGTGCGTACATCTACGCCCGCCTTAAGCTTTGCGCCCTACAGCCTGCTGCGCGAACCGCCTTCTACGAGGACAAAATCAATCCGTCGGTAGCGCTGCTTCTGGCACGAATCCCAGTACCTGACCTGCAGGACCAGGCACTTAAAGAGGTAACAGAGGGGAAGTGGGGCGGTGGGCCGATGTCCTACCGTGACGCAGCTCGCCATATCCAAGACACATACATGACGCGGCTCGATCAAGCGCCCTTTAAACCCTCTGACACCACCCTATATCCGGCAGCTGGCGCGTGTACAGCTTGCCCCAAGCGCACAGGGGCAAATCCTGATCTATTCAGCGATGTCGGCCGTGCAGACGTATGCACAGACCCAAGCTGCTACGGTCAGAAAATCACCCTCTACCGGGAACGCATCCGCAGCGCAGCGGCGGAGTCGGGCAAAAAAATCATCACAGGGAAAGAAGCAAAAAAGATCCGACCCTACCAACACGGGGACATGAAAGGCTACTTGAAGCCCGACGAGTCGCCCTGGTGGATGGAAAGCAATAAGAGCATCAAGAAGGCACTCGGGCAAGACATGCCGAAAACAATACTGATCGAGTGCCCTCACAAAGGAGACCTCATTGAAATTGTTCCAGAAGATGAAGTGAGGACGGCCCTCAAGCTAAACGGAATCAAGGTCAGCCGAGCCGCTTCAGAATCCTCAGCGTCTGAGCGTGAAAAAATGAAGAAAGCGAAAGCTGAACGCGAGTATCGCCGGCAGCTACTGACGGAGACTCAGCATGCAGCACGGATCCACCTCGACAATGGCGGCATTCTGTCGCTCAGCGAAATGCGTTTGATTGCGCAGAAAATGTACCGCGACCTGGCCCATGATTTCCGACCCGCTACCGCTGCATTCTGGGAGTGGCAAAACAAGGAGCTGGACAGCGCTGCTGAGCAAATTGACAGCATGGAGCCTGGAGAGCTGGCGCTGCTCATGCTGTCCTGCGCCCTAGCGCCGCACACCTATGTCAGCCACTGGAACATTGAGGGTTGCGGCCTGCCCACTGAGCTACTGAGCGCCTGCGAGCGTTACGGCGTGGATGCAGAGGCCATCAAACGTCAACACGAAGCGGCTCCCGCCAAGAAGGCTGCGCTAAAGAACGCAGCCAATACCAAGCACCTGGACCCGACTACAGGCTCTAGCTGGAGCGGCCGTGGCAAGCCTCCACAGTGGATAGTGAGCGCTGAAGCCGCAGGCCAGTCACGTGATGAATTCTTAAATCCCGAATACCTGGGCCTTGCTCATGGCAATACGGAAGCTACAGAGCCAGGCGAGGCAACCCGAAATGAGGCAGACCAATGATCACGATTACCCACATAAATGGTATGCGTTATCACCTCCATCCTGATGCAATAGCCCGAGTCGTTCAGGCCGGCCCCAACTGGCATCAAATAGGTGCCTACGTGAAAACCTTCGACGGCAAAACGATTGAAGCCGCAGAAAGCGCGGACGAGATTAAGAAGGCCATCGAGGCAAAGAGTCATCCTCCATATAAAGCTCAGAACTCAGCCATTGACAACATCATGGCATTCGTCGCCAGCGATGCGCTGGCTGTCTCGTACCAAAGCCTGGCTCAATACCGTTCTGCATTGCTCAGGCTGTTGAATGAGGCCAAAGCCAATGAGTGAGACCGCTATCAGCCTAAAGGAGGCCGCCCAGCGTCTAGGAGTCTCGTATCAGACTGTCTGGCAGCGCCGACACAAAATTGCTTTTCGTCTCCCCGACAGTCGGATCTGGCGGGTATGGCCATCACAACTTGCAAAGATCACTCAACCGAATTACAACGTCACACGGATAGCGTCGGTCGGTGACAGGAGAACACAATGTCAATCCGACAACGTCAAGGCATCTGGCACGTCGATTTCTATGCGCCGAGCGGAGAAAGAATTAGACACTCTGCTGGCACAGCGGACAAAAAGGCCGCACAGGAATACCACGACCGCCTGAAAGCTCAGCTCTGGCGACAACATAAACTTGGTGAACAAAAGCCGCGCTCATATAGCGAGGCGGCTTTGCGTTATCTGGAGGCCTGCGCGGGCCAGGCCGACTATGATTCCAAGGCCCGGTATGTCGCCTACTGGCGCCAGTATCTAGGCCACCTCATGGTGGGTGACATTACGGCAGACGCTATATTTGACGGTCTACCAACCCACAAGACCTACAAGCACCAGGGCGCGCAGCCGCTAACGCCGGCCACGAAAAACCGATACCTGGCCACGATTCGCAGCATGCTCAATATGTGCGTGACCTGGGGCTGGATCCATCACGCGCCAAAACTTCCAAATTTCGCAGAACCGAAAAAACGGATTCGCTGGATAACTCGCGCAGAAGCGATGGCTTTAATCCAACACGTACCGCAGCCATGGCTGCGTGACGCCTGCATTCTGAGCTTCGCAACGGGTATGCGTGAGGCAGAGATTTACGGGATGGAATGGTCGCAGGTGAACGAGCGCGCCCGCACGGCCTGGGTAGGTGACGATCAGACGAAATCAGGACGCGCTCGCAGCATTCCACTGAACGAGGATGCCCTGGCAGTGATCCGTCGCCGAAAAGGCAGCCACCCGCGCTTTGTGATGTCGCGCAACGACAGGCAGATTCGTGGCGGCGATGACAGAATGTTCGGCAGAGCAGTGGCAGACGCAGGCATTGAACACTTCCGATTCCACGACATTCGTCACACGTGGGCGAGCTGGCATGTCCAAGGTGGGACACCGTTGATGGTACTGAAAGAATTAGGGGGGTGGGAGACCATTGAAATGGTGCAGAAGTATGCGCACCTGGCCCCGAGTCACCTGGCAGCCCACGCGAGCACGGTCACGTTTTGGTCACAGAGCCAGGAAGCGGGCAAAGAAAACGGCAACGAGGATTGCGCCCTAGTTGCCGTAAACTATTGA